TAACGAGCGCCTCGTAGAGAAAAATAGTATTTCTTTTCTTATTATGTTTTATTTTTGCTGACATTTTTCTTTGTCTCCAATCCGGTGATCAATGCTTTTACTTCGTTATTAATCTCGAAGATTCTTTTTTCCTCTTTTCTATAATTAGAATCTTGTTCCTCTTTAATCCCTCTCGAAAGTCGCGAGAGGTCATGATAGCCTTTGTTAATATTTCTACTAGCGCTACTTGCGAGGTTACTTCCGGCGTCGGCGGACATCTGTCTCTGCATTGCTCTCTTCCCCGAAAGATCTTTGCGTGGCTCATACCACTTTCCTTTAGACTTAGCAGTTGTAGTTATTTTTTTGCTTCCGACTTTTTTCTCGACTTTATCATCCCTGTTGGCTGGAGGTGTTGCCAAAAGGTTTGTCTCTGGTTCTTCTGGCTGATCTTCTGCTGCGGGTTCTTCTGCCGCCTGATCCATTTGGGCTGTAACCATTCTATCATAAAACATCTCGCGCTGATTGCGTAAAAATTCTTCTTCTGAAATTGAAAATAAGTTTTCTGCGATCCAGCGCTTTGAAAAGAATCCTTCGGATGCTGCGGTGGCAACATCAAATTTAGTTCTCCACTGCTCTAAGTCTTGAAGTTCAGCAATCTTAGATGGATTATTCATTGAGAGTTTAAAAGAAATAAGATCATTCTCTCTATAACCCAAGGTGAAAAGATGAATAATAGCGATCTTTTCCAGCTCGGTTATAACAACTCTTTGTAGCCTCTGGATTGTTCTGGCAAACCTAATGTCTTTTTGTGCTAGAGTTGCCTTGTCTTCATCCGCGCCTTCGCCACGAAAAAGATAAGATTGTGGGATCTTAAGTGCTGAAAAAAGTTTATCTTTTAAATATTTAACATCGTCGATATCACCCGTGTAAGTTCCTCCGGGAAGGCTCTCGACTTTGGTTGATTGACCGCCACGAGTAGGAATAAAATAATCCTCATCAACTGACATGGGATTGTATCGAAGATCGACGCGACCGCTATCTGCATCAACAACCTGATTGCGTTTCATGGAAGTCATGACCTTTTGCATGTATTGCTCAACATCATTGGGTGCCATGTTTCCAACATCAACATAAAAAACACGACGCTCTGGAGAGCGAACAATGCGATATGCCATCATGGCGTCTTCAAGCAAACTAAGTTGTCTGAAAATTCTTCTGGAGGGGTCTAGCACAGACGTTCCATATGGCGCATGTTTGTCGTTACCCAAGACACGAAAATGGGCTATTTGCCAGTTTTCAAAAGTAAGACCCGCTGAATTCCACTGATACTGGACATAATTTGGGTTTGTTTTATCCTCGCCTTCCAGTCTTTCTACTTCCCTAAGAGGCAAACTAATAACATTTTCAATACCTGTTTTATCATCAATGTCCAAATACAAAATATAATCTCCATATTTGCACAAAGTTCGACACCAATTAAAAATATTGTGTTCTACATTAAGAATGTTATGGAAAAGAGAATTGAGAATAATTTTAATTTCTTCGTTCTGACAGTGGATGTTTAGAAGTGGCTGCATGGGAGAGGATGTGGTCATCTCATCGGCGTATATGTCCAGAGCAGAAGCGATAATTGGCTCATATTCCATCTGATCAAAGTCAATATATCTCTGAAGCCTAGACTGATTTTGGTAAATATTTGCGGACAAATCAGCAAACGGGTTATACCCCATTCTTTTAAACTGTTTCCCGGAAGCGGAAGTAAATTTTGTTGAATATTTGTCGAGATCTCTTCTTCTATTTTGGTTGACATTCTGTGCTCTGTAGTTCACGATAGGACCAGAAAAAAGTCTCGTTAGTCTTTTAAAAAGAGGAGAGGCGGGATTTCTTACATTCTTTCCATTCTTGACAGCCATTATTTTTATCCTTTAAGAATCCAGTTATATTGTTGTTGTTGTTTTATTCTATCACTTTTCGCAATGGGTTTATAGCCTTGTTGACCCGGAATCGCAGTATTTAATTCGCTTTTTGTCCTAGTCATCGTGCTGAGAAATGTTTTTGTATATTCTATATCTCTCTGATTTGTTTCAAGGGCTGTATCTCTAACCCAGCACCCAATTGCAAATGCCATAACCAAGTCATCATTATACATACGCATCGCTTGAGGACGACCATTCTGCCAAACAAAAGTTTCTAACTCATTAAATAGTCTAGCTGAATATATTGTAACTAGTTTATTTCTAATGAATTCTTCCATTTTTGCCACAATCAATGGCCTCGTCTTGGAAGTGGTAGAGAATCCAGCGACAGCATTGGATTGCGTTTCGCCCAAATATTGTTCCACATATTCGTGTGTTGATTTGACAGAGTAGTAAAGATTCGGATAAGCTAAGTCCCTCAATTTGTCCAACACTGCAAACCCAACTGAGTTATTTTCTATAACCATCAGACATTCTCCGAACTCTTTACCAACCTCATTTAACATATTAGCGAACAAGTCAGGCGTTATTTTTGATTTATATTCTCCGACAATTTCCATTGTTTCTAGCTTGAATATGTGAAACACAGAACTATCTTTATCGTCTCCCCTAGCAACATCAGCTACAAGAAGATAAGAGGCTCCGGGCTGGTATTCCTCCCAAATCCAAAAATTCCTATCAAAACCTGTTTTATATTTGGGATCTTGTAGCCCAGACTTTATTAAAGCCATATCATCTGGATGTATGACTGTTTCACCCGACATATTAAAATTACATTCGTACTCTTGGGCAACTTGTCGTTGTGACATATTTTTGGTCTCTTCCTCAAACCATTCTTGGTCTCGGTCAGGATGAACATGCCAAGGTAAAATTGTTGGGAAAAAGTCGTTGATTCCTGCTTCAGCGTCGGTATAGGTCTGATGAAACCAGTTTCCTACACCATTTGGGGTAGATAGGGCAATGCAGCGACCTCCTGTTGATAGGGTAGGATAGAGACCTGTCCATAGTTCATCAAGCCCTTCTACATGTGCAGCCTCATCAATAACAAGAAGAGATAGAGCTTCCGAACGACCAGCATCACCCGAAGTGGTAGATGCTTTAATCTGAGATCCGTTATTTAACTCAAAAGATGCCCTGTTATCAATAGATATGGTTGCGATCTGCATCCAATCTGGTAGGTTTTTAATAATTGCTTTAACTTTCTTAACCAAGTTGGCTGCTGTCTGGAACTTGGTTGCCATAACAAGGATGTTTTTATCGCGGTGGAAAAGCATCATCCAAGACACATAGGCAGCGGTAATTGTAGAAATACCCAACTGTCGCCCTTTCAGGATCACGTTGAATCGATGGTCGTTAAAATCTTTTAAGAGTTGGGTTTGGAAATCGTAGGTATTGAAAGGTACAGTACCGTGGATTGGGTGAGAAATTCTAGCATAGCTATTGATAAAAAAGTCCGGGTCCTTGCCGCACTTCACTATTTCTGAGAGAATTTCTTTTTTTGATAGTTTGTAAGCCATTTCTCAACGGTGTGTAGTTAGTTCTTGGAGTCCTTTAACCAGCTTTTAATGCTCTCATTAATATCTTTTGGCTGATCTTCCTCCAATACTCCCTCGGCTCCGCCAATTTTGTAAATTGAACTTGATTGATACCAAGTGCGTATATTAGACATTTTCTGCACAAGTATATCTGTTTCGCCCTCTTTTGTCAATCTCAAATTCTTTCCGGCTGCACCTCTGTACTCTTTTTGAATAAAAGATATAATATCAGCTATCTTTTGCTCAACCATGTCTTCAAAGTTGGACCTTTGAACTTGCTTGATATTACATTCAGAAGAATAACTTAGCACAAGCTTATCACCCTGAAATCTTACTCCAAACCCGTCAACAAGCCTGCTGTCTGTAACAGTGTTGTCAACTTCTCTTTTAAGCCCAATCTTGACTGGGTTTCCATCTTCGTCAAGCGCTCCGTCATATCCTTTTGTAGCAACGATGTTTTGAATTGTTTGTACAACATCTAAAATATTAGCCATTATCTTTCCCCTTATAAAAGTTTCCTAAAAACTCTACTCTTTGGTCTATGTTCGCCCATCTTTCTTCTCTGCCTTCAACAAATTGAACATAACATTTCCAGCAGCAATCGTACTTATTCATATATAAATCATCCCTCAAATCAAACGAGTACTCAAAGCAGGCTGGGCAAACACGATCTTCGTCTTTAATAAGTAGTTTTTTTGATACGAAAAAACCATCTTTGTTAATCTTTTCAGCATCTTCTCTTCGTCTAAGTTCTTTTTTGTGTTGAATCTTGATTTGCTCTAGGTATTCAATTTCTTTTTCTTTTGTCCACCTTGATCTTGGATTTATAACTGCTTCGGAACCATATTTTTTAGAAATTGCTTGTTCTATTTTTACAACAGTATTTAAATCAGTCTTTGCCATTTCACACCATTATACATCTATTTTATCTAATCTTTCAGTTAAAATATCTATTTTCTTTTGTTGTTCTTTGACAGCCTCGACCAAAAATGAAATTATTCTGGTATAATCCATAGTATTAGCATACTGTGGGTCTGCACTCCATTCCACAATTTCAGGAATTACTTTGCCAACCTCTTCGGCAATGAATCCAAAATCCTTTTTGCCTGTATCTTTCCAGTTATACGAAACACCCTGAAGCTTATTAATTGTATCAAATGCAGAGTTTAAAGGTTCAACGTCCTTTTTATACCTTATAGAAGAATATGATACAAAAGCGTTTGCTTTGACATGACCACTTGCGTTACTATTATCTGGCAATGTTAAGCCGTGCGTTACATTTCCTTCTCCGACTCCAATGCCAACAAAGCTCTCTATATTTACAGCGGAACCAGATATTGTTATGCCCCCATTGGTGTTTGACCCCGATAACACAAGAGCATCAGTTGGAGAAGACTGATAATATATTCTTGCCTCATTGTTTGGTCCAAAATTAAAGGCAGAAGCTGCGCCTTCAGAACTAACAAATTGAATTGCT